AAGCGTAAGAGCTGCATTTTATTCATTGACGAAGCACACATGATGAGTGGTGCTGGCGCAGTGAGCAGCAGCAGTTCAAACGATATGAGCAACATGCTAAAGCCTGCGTTAACCAAAGGTACCTTAAAGGTCATTGCAAGCACTACTTGGGAAGAATTCCGTAAGCATTTCGAAAAGGATCGTGCTTTAATGAGACGATTCCAGCGGGTAGTAGTCAATGAACCCAGCGAAGAGATGGCAATCGAAATCATCAAGGGCTTGCGTAAGTATTACGAAAAGCATCACGGTGTTAAGATTACGAATCAAGCAATCACCGATGCTGTCAAGTACAGTACAAAGTATATTACTGACAAACACTTGCCCGATAAGGCCATCGACCTAATCGACTGTGCGTGTGCTCGATTCAAGGTACGCAATGAAGAAGGCGGCGTTGTCGATCACGAAGAAATCATGTTCGAAGTTGCAAAGGCTGCAAATCTTCCTGTCGAGCAGGTTGCTGCCAAGGAAAATCAAAACCTTCGAGATCTCGAAAAGAACATGAACGGCAAGGTGTTCGGTCAAGATACCGCTATTGAGATTTTGCTAGACAAGATCTTCATTGCGCAGGCAGGTTTGAAATCCATTAACAAGCCAATCGGTAATTTCCTTTTTGTTGGTCCTACAGGTTGTGGTAAGACTGAAACTGCTAAGGTACTTGCAGAATCTCTAGGTGTGCAGCTTGTGCGCTTTGATATGAGTGAGTTCCAAGAGCAGCATAGTGTTGCTAAGTTTCTCGGGTCACCTCCGGGTTATGTTGGCTTTGACGAAAATGCAGGTCAGCTCATCACTAAGTTGCAGGAACATCCGAACTGCGTGTTGCTCTTGGACGAAATTGAAAAGGCACATCCTAGTGTAAGTAACGTGTTGCTAGGTTTGATGGACAACGGTTTTGTTACAGGATCTAATGGTAAAAAGGCAGATGCTCGCAATGCCATTGTTATCCTTACTTCCAATCTTGGTGCCAGCGATGCTGAAAAGAATGGCGTAGGATTCGGTAGTCAAGAACGCGACGGCGAAATTAATGCAGCAGTCAATGCGTTCTTTAAGCCAGAATTCCGCAATCGTTTAGATGGTATCATCCAATTCGGTAAGCTAGAACACACTGTAATGATCCGCATTGTTAAGAAGTTTATCGACGAACTTAATGCGCAAATCAAGGAAAAAAATATCTTTGTTAAGCCCACACCAGATGCAGTTGAATTGCTGATCAAGAAGGGATTTAATAAGAAGATGGGTGCTCGTCCGTTACATCGTACCATTGATGATCAGATCAAGAAGCCACTTAGCAAGGAGATCTTGTTCGGAAGACTGGTTAATGGCGGCATTGTAGAGATCGATACCAATGAGGACCAGTTTGTGTTTAATTTTATCAATGTATTAGATACTACATCAGATAAAATCGTAGAAACAGTAGACGATGAAAATTCATAAGACTAGTAAACTATTCTACGGAAAATATCCGTTTCGAATCGAAGTCCGGATTAATGGCGGCGACGTGCTTGCGCGAAACCGCCATAATCTAGATAAAGCACTGAAAAATATTACTAACACATGGCGTTATAAAGATTTTAGTCAGAATTCAATCAATGAACTGAGAAGATATTCGAACAAATATTCCGAACTTGATCAAACAAAGTTCAAACAACGTGTTGAAGGACAATATACAAAGTTCTATACGGAAAACCGTACAGATCACGAAGTTATATGCCGCACAATGCAAGATTGGGTAACTGACTGCTACGAACCCGAGAATGACGACGATTTAGATAAACTTTTTACCAAAAAAAATGTTGTCTTAAGACAACGATATCCGCATAGTGGACTTCAATTTCGAATAATTTTAAAGAATCGAATACCGCAATCTCGTAAAACATCTTTCCTTAATTGGTTAGAAAATTATGCCGACGATATTCACATGACAGAACTTACTCGCCGCTATTTAAGAGAAAGTAGTAGATATAGCGAAGGATATTCCATCTACGTTAGAAATGAAAAATTGCTGATGATGATAGGATTATTTCTTGGTTCTGATATTAAAAAAATTGAAGAATTTGTTCTTCGTGGTACACAAATAAATAGTGTACCCGAGGATGAATTATGCCCAACTTAACAAGTACATTTGAATTTTATAATCCGTGGATAACTAGAAATTCACATACCACGCAACCTAGCATTACTATGCCTCAGATGGTTAATGGGCAAATGCCCATTAACCCATTAAGTTTAAACAGCAAAGAACTTCCTGCCGCCGGCTATTATGGCCTAGGTGTTAGAACACATTCAGTTACTTACGCTATTTCAGGAGCGTTTAAAGGAACTTGCAATATTCAAGGATCGATTTCACCTCATCCTTGCAATGATTCTGACTGGTTTGACATTCCCGATGCATTAAAAACTTATGTAGGATTAGAAACCACCGGTGGGGCCGGAATCAGTGGTGGATTTAGTGGTGCAGTTAGTCGCCCTACTCATACAGATATCGTAGAATTTACCGGACTTTATTCTTATCTTCGAGCTGTAATTACAATACAACAAGGTACTGTGCAGTCTATTAGGTTAAACTTTTAACAATATAAATACACAATACTATTTTGAGGTTCTAAACTGACATGAAGCTACTTGAATTTTTCGGAAACATTGAACACAATGTTAATCAAGACAAGGATCAAGATCCTACCGGCCTTGGCAAGGAAGAAGAAAAAGAACTAAAAGACAATGTTTTTTGGTACATCCTTGATCACGATGATTTTCATAAAAAATATTTCATGCCAATTGCTAAAAAAATCAAAAAAGCTCATGCTAAAAGCAAAACCGAAGACATGCACGATTGGAAAACATGGTTGCCAATGGTTAACGCAGGATGTGCAGAATTCTTTAAAAAGCAGCCAACAATGGGCGACCCACATGAGATATTTCACAAAAAATTTCGAATGGATATTTGTAAGAGATTGGCTGACCATTATCATAAAGATATCCTAAAAGGCGAATACGATCTAGGACGCTAATATGAAACTAAATGAATTTTTTCATATAAGCGAAAAGCAATCTGATTGGGAGATTCATAACCTCCACAAACTAGATCATATCCTTGTGAAATTAGCAGATATGGTAATACGCGGACAGAAGAAAGAACCTGCATATTTCGGTATGGTTGCTGCTGCTGTGTTAGATCCTGATCAAAATATTGTTGCTCGATTGAATATTCCTGCAGAGGACGGCACACGTATACATGCAGAACGTGCTGCAATGGTTGCTTATTATAAAAAATATGGTGAAATTCCTGAAGGTAGTATCATTTTAACTACATTAAGTCCTTGCTGCGAGCACATGGATGACCGCGCAGGAGAAAGTTGCACAGATTTAATCAATAAAAGTCCGGTGCATAAAGTATATTGCGGGTTTATTGATCCTTCACAACACGAACACAATGATCGACGATTTACTCTACAAGAAACTAATAATCCTAAAATTCGCGCTATATGTGAAAAACTAGCTGATGTATTTTTAGATGATGATGAAATGCACGAAGCAATCGATCGTGATGACGCAATTTCTAAAATCAAAAAATTACAAAATACATCAGGCAGAAATGAAAATGAACTAGCAAATATCGAGCGCATTATTAAGAAATTAATGAATGAGTTTGATATTAAGCCAGAAGATATAGGACAACATGCTCCAGTTGACCCACTTAAAGCTAAGTTAGCAAAAGCAGCGTACGACAAACAAATGGCGGCCGATGCACTACGAGGTGAGTGGAAAAATATCAAAGGTAGATTTGTAAATATGTTTGCCGAAGATACAGTAAACGAAGTATTCACTAGCAAACAACAAGTCATTGCTTATTTTGTTAGCAGAGGAAAAACAGCAGCACAAGGTGCAGCAGCTTGGGAACGAGGATGGAGAGGTCCTCAACCGAAAAAAACTACTCCTCGCGATATTAGCAATTATCGCCTCCCTTACAAAGATGAATCATTCGACATCGGTATGGGACAGGCTTCGCACGGCAAAGACGGAATCAATGAATCAATTAATGTTGCCGATTTCAAAGAAATTCTAAAAAAGTTCTTGCCCTTAGCTAAGAAAATTATTAAACTAAACAAAATGCCGACGATTATTTTAAGAAAAACTATTTCCGATAACCACCAACCTACTATGGGACGTTTTCGCAATGATACATATACCTTGGAATTGGCTATTGCAAATAGACAACCAGTTGACATTTTACGAACACTTGCACATGAGTTAACTCATGCAAAGCAAAACGAAGAGCATGTCAACATTGATCCTACTACGGGATCGAGAGACGAAAATGAAGCAAACGCAATGGCCGGAATAGTAATCCGTCATTTTAATAAAGAATATCCAGAGTATCTATCCTATCAACCTGTAGAAGAAGGTAAGACTAATGGGCGGAAACGTATTCGCTGATAAAACAAGCAGCATTAAGCGTGAACACATTACTCCAACACTAACCGCATATTTTGCAGAACTATCCAATTTATTTCCAGCTAAAGACTATCTGTTTAACACAGATCATTTTATTCCGTTAGGGTCTGTCGGTAAAAAGTCTGTGAGCGGTGACATCGATCTAGGTGTTGATATCCGCGACTTGTTTGATCTAAATGATGTTTACGGATCATTAGAAGAATGGGGACTGATTGCTGCTGAGTATGAAGACGAATTCATTCAACTCAAAAAGCGAGCCCGTACTAGCAGCGATGACCAGCTACGTGTTAAAGCGTTTCTTAAACTGCTAACTCAATGCATCAATGATCATGCTGAGCACATTTTCTGCGACGAAAAGAAAGTCACTGATGGCAATATCTTTACATTATTTCCGCAGGTCGATGAAAATAATTTCGGCCTAGGTACCGGTGTGCAGATTGACTGGATGGTAGGCAACATTGAATGGTTGAAGTTTTCATACTATTCTGCTGCATATCCTGAAGATTCAAATGTTAAAGGTCTGCATCGTACACAGCTAATGCTTAGTGCATTCCAAGTGGCTGGACTTTCGTTTAATCATGTAGCAGGTGTGAAGGATAAATCTAGCGGTGAAATTATAGCAGTGTCGCCCGCAGGCGCGCTTGCTGTGTTAAGTGCTCGATTAGGGTTTACCGTTACGCAAGATGATGTAGAGGACTATTACAAACTCTACACATTGTTAGCTGAAAACATGGATCCTGATCAAAATCATCGTCTACTTTGCACATATTTTAAAATCCTGGACTCAACTAGGGTTGACATTCCAGACAATTTAACGTATCATTGGCTGAACTACAAAGATGAACTAGGGTTAACAGGCAAATTCCTGCCTGAGACTTCTAAGCTGAAGGAATATGTATGAGCGGTGTAACTGGTGCAGAACGTGTTCGTAGCCGTGCAGACTTTGCACAGTTTGTTGACGAGTATCGCGAGGTAATTTCTAATTTCCCCGGATATGTCAGCATGACCACGTCTGGCAGTTACAACTCCGATCTCGCTAAGACTACGTTCGGTGACATTGATCTTATCATCCAAATTGGCAATTGTGCTGATAAGCGGTTAGTCAAAGAGTTGATGGTTAGATATTTTGAAACAATGCCTAATGATGTAATTATGCCATTTACTTCAGAAAAGCATTCGGGCAAGCGTACTAGCAACACCGGCGAACTTGTTTCGGTTAGGTTTTACAGCAAGACTCTAGGGTATTCTGTGCAGATCGACAATATTGTTGCACTGAGCGCAGAAGAAGCGGAGTTTAAGCGTGAGTTCCTAGATATGCCTGCTGAAAAGCAAGGTCTTGTACTAGGACTGGTTAAAGTTGCTGCAATTGAAACTCATCCAGCTGAATTTTTTGTTAAATTTCTAGGAATGACCGGCTTCAGGAATCTAGGTCCTGATACTGAATACGAATTTTCGTTAAGCAGTTCCAAGGTAGAGTTACGAATGGTTCATTATAAACCGGGCACAACTGAACATTTGCAACACGATATCTACTGGACCAGTCAAGATTGGAATGATGTAAAGAAGATTCTGTGGCAGTATGATCTTGACCAGAGCTTCGATCAGCTGCTATTATCTGCAAGAGATACTATTGTAAATCCCCGCAGTGCCAAACGCATTATGGGATTGTTCAAGAGTATGGTTACAGTTAAGTCAGGTGAAGTTGGTACACCTAAAGGTGTCAACAAAGAAAAAGCATTGTCAAAGGTCATTCTATGTCTAGCGTAGTAGTTGCATTTGGTCGTTTTCAGCCACCTACTATCGGGCATGGCATGATGTTTCAGCTAATCAAAAATTATGCTGCTTCTGAAAACGCAGATCATGTGATTTTTGTCAGCAAAACTCGTGACAAGAAAAAGAATCCTCTCGATATTGATTACAAAATGACACTGTTACAAACGATGTTCCCTAACATCAACTTTGTTGCGTGTGATGATGTAGTTCGTACTCCCGTAGAAGCTGTTAAGTCACTGGACGGAAAATATAAGAATCTTGTATTCATGGCTGGCGGAGATCGTATTAACACGTTAGGTCCTGTTATTGAAAAACAGAACGGAATCGACTACAGCTTTGCATCAATCGAATTACTGTCAGTAGGTGATCGAGATCCAGATTCAGATGGTATAGACGGAGTAAGTGGTACTTGTCTGCGAGAAGCTGCAAAAATTCGTGATTTTAAGGCGTTTCGTCGGGGGATTCCTTCGACCTTAACTGACAAAGACACAGAAACCCTAATGGAAATGATAAGTACTAGTATACCTTGTTAAGGAAATACTTGTATGAGAGCTTCGGAATTACCGATTCGAAAAAAATCGAATAAAACAAAAGAATCAGTCGACGGCGGATCGCCGGAAGCAGCAAAACGCGGCGTAGGAAATGCCAGTTATGTTTCACAAAATCCCAAAGAGTTCGGCGAAGCAATGCTTCCAAAGAGCATGTTTGCAGGTTCAAAAAAGAATAAACTAGGTCCTGCAGGTCAGCTTAAAGGTAATATGAAACGGCCTGCTCGCGCAGGCGATCTTGTAGGCTGCGAAGAAGCTATCGAACACAATCCGGAAAATCCTGAAGATCCGATGATCGTCGGACATCAGGGTGTAAATCCTGCTCGATTATCATATAGAATAAAACAAGCAAAATGGATGCTGGCAGAATTAGCAAAAAAAGCACAAACTGCCGGTCCTAATGAATGGAAAATTATTTCTCATCATATGAAAGAGCTCGAAATGAATATCGAGCAAATTCGACATGCATACGAAGAAATGGGCAAGAAATATTTCGGTGAATCCGAATTACATGAAGACTGGCAAAAAGTTAATAAACATGACAAAACCGCTGGGATGAGCAAGAAAGCGGTCAAAGCATATCGTAGAGAAAATCCAGGTTCTAAATTAAAGACCGCTGTTACAAAAAAGCCAAGTGAATTAAAGAAAGGCTCAAAGGATGCAAAACGCCGCAAGTCTTTCTGTGCTCGTATGTCAGGTATGAAAAAATCTCGCGCAAGTGCAAAGACCAAGAGAGATCCTAATAGTCCAATTAACAAGGCGCTTCGTCGTTGGAATTGTGAAAGCATTGAAGAAATGCGCGATATGATTGTCTATGCAACAACGGAAATTATAGCTCTAAAAGAAGAAAAACAACGACTAGATCCTAAGTGCTGGAAAGGTTATAAAAAATCTGGTACTAAAATGAAGGGCAACACTCGGGTTAACAATTGCGTTAAAGTCAGCGAAACTTGGGAACACAAAATGGCCGAATTAATTAAGATCTTGGAATCAAAATGAAGCAATATCGTATAACTTCTGCAGACCTAAGTCAAGATAGCGAAGACGATGCGTATCTCGCACCAGATGATCCGATCCATGAACTAAAGGCTGTGCAATACATGGGCAGCCTCGGTGCCGAAGCTAGACTGGCTGAATATCGTGCAGCACAAGCGAAACATAATCAAGAAATAAATAAGGGAAGCAATCCAAGTCTAACCGGCACTGAAAAGCGTCAGCTAGAACGAGAGCATAATATAAAGCCAGGAACTCCTGAATGGTTTCAGCTTTGGTTTGGTCGACCAAACATGACCGGTGAGAAGCCAGTAGGAAAATAATACTATGAGATTTCGAGAAATTATGCAAGAATCAGATCGCCGGCCGCTAGATCGTCGTGAACTTGCACAACTCATGCATATTGCAGAACGTGTTATTGCAACTGTTTCTAAAAAAAGCACCTTAAATGAAACTGACCATCCGGGCAATCCAAAAATGTTGTCTAAAGATCAACTTGCAACATTAAAAGGAATGATGTCACTTCCAGATCTTAGCATGAACAAGAGTAACGGTAATTTTTATCAACAGATGAGATTCTTTTTGGCAATGGCCGGAGCGCCCGATTATCCTACTCCACCGTCGGGTGCAATGGCAGGTGATCCGTCGATTATGCCATATTCTTCGGCTGATATGGAAATAATTAAATCAGCAATCGACATGGTCGGAGGTGGAAGAATGATAGCAATGACCGACCATCGAAGTCGAGAACGAGAAGACACTAATATCGTGAGTCCAGTAGCTAATTGGATGCACTCAGATAAACCTAAGAAAGTAGAGCCAAAGGTATTAAAATGAAGGAAGTACGACCAGAAGTGTATATTGATCTCGATGGTGTGCTAGCAGATTTCTTTTCAGAATATGCTAAACTTGCTGGAATACAGTCGGGTAACTATCGAGATATTCCGCCCGCAAAGACTGATCCGACATTAAACAAAATGATCGGAACAGATTTCTTTGCACGACTTCCAAAATTTCCTAGTGCAGATCAGCTTATTAAAATTACTGTAAAATTATTTGGTCGATATCATATCTGTTCCAGTCCTCTTCGTGGTGATCACGAAAATACTGAGATCCAGAAAAAAGAATGGATCAAAAAGCATCTAAGTCCGCCGCCCGCTACTATTATCATCACACCTAACAAGGCAAAATACGCCGTACAAGCAGACGGCACTCCTAATATTTTAATCGACGACCGTGGTAGCAACATTAGTGCATGGGAAGCCAAGGGTGGCATCGGTATCAAATATCAAGCCGATGAAGACGGATTGGAAAAAGTAATCGAAGGGTTCGCAAGGGCACGTAAAATTCTGCGCGGGGAACTTGAACACGAACCACAGACACTAACAACTAAGAACCGCAGTACTGGACAAATTGTTACTAAAAGTGGTCACAACGATGCAGACGAAGACGATGTTGCAGAAGCCGACGATATTAACCCACGTTTTCAGCAAAATCCTATTATGTCTAACGAGTCTGCTAGCGCAGGTGCTACTTCTGCAGGCGCTGTAGCTAGTTCTCCTGCAAGCGGGGGCGGTTGGTTGTTTGGAGGTACTGTAGGTGCTCCAAAAACTAAAAAGAAAAAAGCCAAGGTGTTAAAAAGATGATCGACGAAAACCGAAAAGGTATGCGAGCAGTAAAGCGAAAAATCAAACCGACTAGCGGACATCCCGGAACAAAAAAATTAGGTCCAGCTACTCCGATGACTCGCAAAATTCATGTTGCAAAAAACGGTGTCTTTAAAGTGAAGAAACACAAATATTTCGAGGATCTCGAAGAACAATTAACTAACACGTTAAATGAATATCAAGATAGAATGGCAGGAGTCGGCATGGGCGATTATGGACAACGAGAAAATACAAACGGCGGCGGTGAATACAACGACGAAGTAGGAATGATCAAAAGTGATCTGCATACCATTGTTCGATCATCTGTTGACCTAGGAAAAGCATTGCAACCTGGAGAAAATCTCCCCGAATGGGCGCAGGAAAAGATTGCACAAGCCAAAGGAATGATTGTAGCAGTTTCAGATTACATGCTGAGTCAACACGATCAAGGAGAGGTTTTTCAAACCAACGAATCCAATGGCGAACATGTATCAGTTTTATATATCGACGGACGTCCGTCAACAAAATATACTAATCCAAAAGATGCTGAAAAAGATCTTAACACACTAAAATCAAAATATCCTAAAAAATCTTTCGAACTTAAACGAGAAATCAGAGAAGATGATGACCTAGAAGAGGGGTGGGGCAAGGCTGCACTAATTGGCACTGCTGCATTCATTGCAGCAATTGCAGGTATTAATCATATGCAAGCACAAAAACTCATGCACAGTGATCCGCAACTTGCTAAACTAGCTCAATTCCGAGATCGTGCGGTAAAAATGGGTGACGAAGATAAAGTACATGAATTAGATGATCGAATTAAAGTTACATTAGATCATCTCCAAGTAACTGGAGATGAAATCCGCGGTGACGACGGTAGACCCGTTGATCCAGTATACGAAGAACGAAAAATGGATGATCGGCTTAGAGCTGCTCAACAAAATCTTATATCACTTCGACGAGGTGAAAATCGTAAAAAAACCGTAGATGTAAAAAGCTCTGAAAGATCTCCTCAACCTAAGAAGTCAAAAGACGATCCAACCGTAGGTTCGATCAAGAAGGCTCCGGCTGTTATTGCAAGCGGCGGCGGAACTCCTAACCCCGAAATAGAAAAAATGTTAGCAGATTTTCTTGCCAAAGGGGGAGAAATTAAAAAAGGAAGACCGGGAAAAGCACCCCCGGTCGGACGAAATCAAGCAAGCCTCCACATCGGTGGTGCTGGAAATTATAAACGCAAAGGTGATAAGCCTGGATTAGGTGCAAAATATCTCGGCGACAAAGATGTAGCAGTCGAAGGATGGACACACGATAGTCTTGCAAAGAAATTATTTGAACAAGAAATTACATATGAAGATCAATTAAATGGTATGCTACGCAGGAAGTTAAGCAAATGAGCGATCTTAGCAAAGCAGCAAAAATTGCATTTTCTTCTGAATTTGCTTTCTATTTGAAAGCACACAACTTTCATTGGAACATAGAAGGCCCAGATTTTCTAGAATACCACGAACTTTTTGGCAAAATCTACGAAGAAGTATACAGCTCAATCGATGATTTTGCAGAAAAAATTCGTGCAATTGGATCATATGTTCCAGCTAGCTTTGCTCGATTTAGTATGCTAACACAAATCGAAGACGAAACAGACGTTCTTGATCAAATGTCAATGATAAACGAACTGTTAGGCGACAATGAAAAAATGGGCAAGGTTCTTAAAATGGTCTACGATCTTGCAGAACAACACGGCGAACACGGTTTCTCAAACTTCTTAGCCGAACGCATGGATGCACACCGTAAGCACGGATGGATGCTACGTGCGAGCCTTAAAAGATAATTGATTGACATTTTCAAATAATTCGTTTATATTACGTAAACAATAAGGAGAAAATATGAGTAAAGTTTTTGGCAACGCTGAATTAGCGAAGCTCAAGCAGTTGGTTAACGAAGGTGTTACCGTCCTTCAAGAAGTTGAAGATCTTACCCAAGGTCTTAACGACACAATTAAAGCAGTTGCAGAAGAATTAGAAGTAAAACCTGCAATTATTAAGAAAGCAATCAAAGTTGCACAAAAGGGTAACTGGGAAAACGTATTCAGCGATTTCGACGATCTCGAAACTATCGTTGCTGCTACCGGCCATGATACCCGCAGTAATCCCTAAAATTAGATAATTAAATTATATAGAGTATGGTGTGACGAGCCACAAATCGTCGCGAAGAAGGTTGCCGGCCATAAGCGGTATGGAAAATAAAATGATAAAAGAAGAAAGAGAATTTCTCTGCGACTCGTGTATCGATATCGATTATTGCACCACACGTTGCAAACTCCAAGAACAATTAAGTGAAGATGTAGAAGTCATTCGGGAGGAATCTGAATGAGTTACGTTGACGCACGATGGGACCGCGACAATGATGTCGTACAAGTTGTAGAGCGCGACCCAAAATTAGGTCGCATCTACCAAGAATACCCAGCAAGATATGTGTTCTATTATCCAGATCAGAGAGGCAAATACAAAAGCATTTTTGGCGATCCGTTAAGCAAAGTTGTTGCTAAAAACTGGAAAGAATACACCAAAGAACAAAAGATTCATAGTGGTCATAAGTTGTTCGAAAGTGATATTAATCCGGTATTTCGTTGTTTAGAAGAAAACTATCTAGGCAGAGACGAATCTAAACTTAACGTTGCATTTTGGGATATCGAGGTGGACTTCGATCCCGAAAGAGGATATGCAAGCCCAGACGATGCATTCATGCCAATTACTGCAATTGCAGTTCATCTACAATGGTTAGATACATTAGTATGCTTAGCTGTTCCGCCTAAAACCTTAACTATGGAACAGGCTCAGGAATTAATCAAAGATATTCCTAACACAATTCTATACGAAACTGAAGCAGAAATGCTAGACACATTTCTAAATCTAATCGAAGATGCAGACGTGTTAAGTGGTTGGAACAGTGAAGGGTTCGATATGCCGTACACTGTGAATCGAATCATTAAAACGTTAAGCAAGGAAGATACTCGCAGATTGTGTTTGTGGAATCAATTTCCAAAACGTCGTGAATATGAAAAGTACGGAAAAGCTGCCGTCACTTATGATATTTCAGGGCGTGTACACCTTGATAGTCTCGAACTTTATCGTAAGTATACATACGAAGAACGCCATAGCTATCGATTAGATGCTATCGGTGAAATGGAAGTCGGTGAAACTAAAACAGTATACGAGGGCACACTTGATCAGCTTTACAACAATGACTTCCGAAAATTCATTGAATATAACCGGCAGGACACTGCACTACTCGATAAGTTAGATAAGAAATTAAAATTTATCGATCTTGCGAACTCGATTGCACACGAAAACACCGTTCTATTGCAAACAACAATGGGCGCTGTTGCTGTTACAGAACAGGCAATTATTAACGAAGCCCATAGACATGGTCTAATTGTTCCAAGTCGCACACGCAAAGATGATCGTGGCGATACACAGGCCGCAGGTGCATACGTTGCATATCCCAAGAAGGGATTGCATGAATGGATCGGGTCAATGGATATTAACTCACTATATCCGTCAGCAATTCGTGCGTTGAATATGGGTCCAGAAACAATTATCGGACAGCTACGACCAGATTATAATACTCCGGAAATTGAAGCAAAAATGGCTCGAGGAATGAGCTTTGCTGCTGCGTGGGAAGGCAAATTTGGCAGCAACGAATATGAACTGGTTATGGCCAAAGACAAAGCCCACGATATCATTGTCGATTGGGAAGACGGATCAACCGATGTGCTTAGTGGTGCTCAAATTTACGATGTGATTTTCGAATCTAACAAGCCGTGGATGATCAGTGCCAACGGAACTATCTTTACCTACGAAAAGGAAGGGATTATTCCAGGTCTTCTAAAGCGTTGGTATGCAGAACGTAAAGAAATGCAGGCCAAACTAAAGGATGCAATTAAAGCAGAAAACCCAATTGAAGAAGAATATTGGGATAAACGTCAGCTAGTTAAGAAGATTAACTTGAACAGTTTGTATGGTGCTATTCTTAACGCAGGTTGCAGATTCTTCGACAAACGTATCGGTCAAAGTACCACGCTCACTGGTCGTCGTATTGCTCGCCACATGGCAGGTAAGGTTAATGAATATATCACCGGAGATTACGATCATATTGGTAAAAGTGTAATTTACGGTGACACTGACTCTGTTTATTTCAGTGCATGGCCTATTTTGAAAACTGATATTCAAAAGGGATTAATTCCTTGGAACAAGGACACAGTTATTCAACTATACGATCAGATTTCAGACGAAGTAAACTCTACATTTCCACAATTCATGCTAGATGATTTTCATTGCCCTAAGTCGCGCGG